GTATTGTTGCAGATGATTTGACCACTTCCGGAGATATTACTGCTGGAATAGGGTCTAGCATAACTGCAGCAGGCACAGTACAAGGCGATGCTACTGCTCTATCAAAAACATACAATGTTGTTACTACTGCAACTGCTAACCAAGGAGTAAAACTTCCGACTGCAGCAGCCGGCTTAGTTTACAATGTTATAAATGCAACATCAGCTAATGTTAAAGTGTACCCTAATACTTCGGGTACTATAAACTCAGGTACTGCAAATGCAGCCGTAGATCTTCCAGCAGGTGCTTCGGTTCAGTTAATAGGAACCTCAAGCTCAAATTGGATCACATTAGTAGAAAATGTAGTTTACGATTCATCTGGATCTAGACTAAATTAAGGAACTTATAAATGCGCCCATTAAGAATTAAAGCTTCCGGTAGCCCCCCTAGTTCTGCAAACTTCCAAGGTTTGCAGGAAATGACAGATGCCGAAATCCAACAGTATGTTTCGTATGTAATTACAAACAAGTTTGCCACAGACTGGGATGGCACTGGTACTGCTGAACTTAATATGGATACTGCTAATGCTCTTAGTGGTTCTGCTATAGGTACCTTTACAGATACTACTAGAAATGATGCTATTGGTACTCACCCCACAGCAGGCGCTACTACAGACACAACATATTACTTCAAACAAGTCACCTCTACTGCGGCGGAAAGTATAACCAATCGAGCAGTAGGTTGGGACACAGGCGCTATAAACGAATTCACAGATGCAGAACTAGACACGGACATACTTGACAAAGTTATAGATGATATGGTTTCTGAGTCTGACTATACAGTAGGTCAGTTTCACTTAGCAGCATCATCTCCTGCAGGTGGTACTTGGACCTCTAGATATACCATTACAGACACAGTATTGAGCGGAAACAACACCACATATTTGTGGCAAAAAACATCCCCCACTTCAGCTGCTAATAGTGATTATGCTTCACTCAAGTACGACAGTGGTCTTAAAATGATGACTGCCGCTGAAATTGAACAGATGGTTCCTAATTTTAGAAATAGAATTGTTGAAGGATATGGTACAACTCCTGGTGTAGGTTGTTACTTAGTACAATCCTCTTCACCCACTGAAACAGGTACCTGGACTCAGATGGGAGATGTTGCTGGATTCTCAGATACTAGACAAGAAGTAGCATCTTCTACATATGAAGGCGCTTATACAGGAGCCTTTAGTGGTGAGTTTACTAATGATTTTACAGGCGAATTCACTGGAGCGAAAACATATACTGGTGCATATACAGGCACTTTCAGCGGTGACTATGCTGGAAATTACGTAGGAACTTCTACTTACTCAGGTGCGTACACTGGTGACTTCAGCGGTGCATATATTCTATACTACTCAGGTTATGTGGGCGCATACTACACTGGAACTTATCAACAGAATTTTACTGGTTTCTTTAGTGGCGCTAAAACATACACCGGAACTTACACTGGTGCTTTTGACCAGGCATTTAGCGGTGATTATGTAGGTACTTCAAACTATTCAGGTACATATACTGGTTCATTCACTGGTTACTTCTCTGCTGACTTTACTGGTGGATACGCAGGCGACACTGTTAAAGCAACCACTGAAACTGTATCCACTATCAAACTTTGGTTAAGAACTGCTTGACAAACTGACTATATAGTATTACAATATAGTTTTTAATTATGGAGTTAAATTATGGCAAAAGCTGAAATGTCTATTAGTTCTAATGTAGAATTAGTAAAAGAACCCCCTAGTAAAAAAGAGTATCTTTATCCTTATTGGTCTAATAAGGAAAACCGTCACCTCATCGTAACTATTCGCCAGCCAAACGGTAAAGAAAGTATTGCTTCAATACAAGATACCGATGGTACAAATCCGGATATGAAAGCTGTATTAGAGCAATACACTGAAGCTGAGATTGACGAAAACACCCAGAAAAGTTTAGATAGACGCAATGAAAACATTAAGCGTCAAATGGAAAGACGTGAATCTCAAGCTGCAAGAGCAAAACAAGAAGGATTGTTTACTGCTAAACTCCAAGCCTTTGAGATAGATGCAATTAAAAATTCTAAGAATGTTCAATTAAAGAGAGCTATTCGTAAGTCTAAAAGTATTATGGAAGTACAGGCATACGCAACTATTTTGTTGATGAAGGAAATTGAAAATGGCGAAGAAGCAAACTAAAGGGTTTTTAATTGTTGCTTCTAAACAAAAAGGGTTTTATCGTCACGCTAAGTTACTAGCAGAATCAATTAAAGACTTTTGGCCTGAAGCTAACATTACATTTTTTACCCACGCTGATTGGGTTGAACCTGAAGATCATACTCTTTTTGATAATATCATAACAGAAGGAATACCGGATCACATTCGTGCTAAACTATGGGCACTTAACAAAACTCCTTACGACATTACAGCATATCTTGATGCTGATATGATGTGTGAACACGAAGATATTAAAAACATTTTTGATGAATTGCCTAAAGATTTAGATATTGTATTCACCAAGAATCGTCCATACAATGCTAAACTCACCAAGTTAGCAGAAGGCGAAGAGATGACTTGTCATTGTGGTTTCTTCATTTATAGAAAAACTCCTGCAGTTATGAATCTTATGGGAGCCTGGTGGACTGAATATCTGAAACAAAGAGAACCCGACTTTGATATTTTACACTACCCCCCTTCAGCCATACAGTGGGACACTTTTACAATGTGGCGATTACTTACATACGGCGGACACGATGTAAAGTGGGGCTATGTGAAAGAACCAGATGCTCGGTGGAATTTTGTCAATGGTTATCACTTTGAAGAACTACAGGGACAAGATGTAGTGCTGTATCACCACACCATACCTAAGGATCAATTACAATGAAATGGGTTGAAATAAACAACAAAGAAATTTTAAATATATTAACTGAATATAGTGATTGGTTCTTTTCTTCAGATTATTCTAAGTTGACTGAAATCTCAAAAAAAGAAGGTCGTCACCAAGGAGTAAGTTTAGAAGAAGCTTGCGGTGAGGATTACTTAAAAGTTATCATAGACAAAGATGGAGAACATATAGGATTCCCTGAAGTTACTATGAGCGTGGACATCTCTAATGAAGACAGAGCACCATCTGAACATAAGAAAAAACGTTTAGAACTTTCTGAAAAACTTTGTGCTTACTTAGGTGCTAGAAATCAAGCAGTAAATGTTTTTTATCCTAAAGATGGTTTTATGGGTTGGCACAACAATTGGAATGCTAGCGGGTACAACATACTACTTTCTTACTCACAAACAGGCAACGGATTCTTTCGTTACTTAGATCCTGTCACAAAGGAAATAGTAACTATGGAAGACAAGCCCGGTTGGACTTGTAAAGTAGGTTACTATGGTAGAGGTAGAGAACCCGACAAAGTTTATTATCACTGTGCCGGGTCCTATGAGCCACGCATTACTTTAGGATTTATTGTTCCTCATTTAGAAATGTGGCAAGATATGATAGCAGACATTTCAGAAGAGGATGCTACTTCTTACCAATAACCATAAACCTATCAAACTCATTTAGTCCATCAAAAGTCCAGTATTTTTGTTTAATTGAACCTTGATACTGGACTTCTTTTATGCCCACGTTTTCTATATGACTATCAATACTATCTACACAATTAATACCGTACATCTCTTTTATTAAATTAGAGTTTTGTACAGCAAATATACAGTCTTTATTTGCAGTTGTAAGTTCTCTCAAGGGGTACATTGTTTCTGCTGACAACGATATAACTACGTCTGTGTTCAGAGCATTTATATCGTGGAAAGCAAACGGAACATCCCAATTAATATGATTTAAATCTATACGCATTTCTTTGTTGTAATAACGATTAAATACCTTAGACAACTCTAAAGCATCTTTATCAATATCTATTAAGTTAATCTTACCTACGTTAAAGTTTTCACATAGTAATGGCACTAACGGAAACCCTAACCACGAATTTAAAACAGTAATGTTTAGTTTTTTGTTAGTGGTCAGCACTTCATCTAATTTTTCACATAACCAAATTGATGCTTCCATTGAATTAGGATTTAAAGACTTTCGGAAGTCTTCGTGTTTGTATGGCATTTCGTGGTTAATCTTATCTAAACCATCGCCCCAGTTTCGGTAGTTATTCAGAAAGTTATAGTTTAACATCTTCAGGTCGCTCCATAGAATCATATAAACATATTAGTAGGTTGTCTCTTACTTTATGCTGTTCAATATCAGTTGGCCAAATATATCCGTTATTATAACTATATACCCAACCATCAGGAAAATGATCTATCTTTAGTAGTCTTTCACGTTGATGACCAAATAAGTTATCTAGTCCTCTATAATAAAAAAACATTTGTGTTGGATAGTCACGTACAAATTTTGTAATCTTGTCAATATTTAGTCGGTCATTCCAACGTAAAACTGAAGAATTTAATTCAGTATATGCCCAAGGAATATCCACAACATCTCTTTTCATTTTTTTAAGATTATGCCAACAAGTCCTAATGAATGTCAAGTTATCACCAGGATCATAGTTTACAATACAGTCAATGTTGTTTTGTATTACAACATCTAAATCTAAAAATAATTTTTCACCTTTCTGTGTAACTACTGTACGATCAAACAAATATAATTTGTTCCACCATTTTTCATAGTAATTATCTTCTGGGAAAGGTATGACTAAAATGTCTGGGTTAAGACCCCAAGGAGCTTCAGTAAGACAATAAAAGTCAAACTCCTCAGTAATATGTTCTTTACACATTTCGTGTATTTTATTTACGTGATCGTGTGAATATTTTTCACCCCATTTCACAGTATAAATGTTAATCATTTCCAATGCTCCAACAAATTTGGATCTGCTAATTGATCTTGTTTAGTTTTACCTCTACTTGAATCTTCAAAAGGAAGCAGGTCAATATTAAATACACACAATATAGCATCTGGACGATATTTATCTACTTCCAAGTCTCCGGCTTCCCAATCTCTGCCTCTGTTATATGAATATGCCATCCAGCTAGGAAAGTGTCCCCAAAGAGGTGTGTTACTAAAGTCTCCCCATCTCCAACTGTGGTAATTGTCAGTACCATCAGTAAAGGTATACCAAATACGTTCTTGATGTTCTAAAACATCTTTCCAGATTATTTCACACTGATCGTCACTCCATACTTGACAGCTACCATTAGTATAAGCACCGTGCGCTAGTTTAAACTGTCTTGTTTTCATTGGGCGAGGATCTTGCCACCAACTGCGAAGTTTAGTAGGACGATCTAAGTCGTATGTAATGATAGGTCCCATATCATTTTGTATAATAACATCCAAGTCTAAAAAGACAAAACGGCCAGTGGGTTTATCTTCAGCAAAATTATGTGTGTTGAAAACAAATGTTTTAGGCCTATCCCAGCACCTAGCCATACCGTATTTAAAATTATCACTGCCAAACCAATACTTAGGGTGAATGCTGTCAATATCAGGGAAGTCAATTACTTTAATCTCCTCATCTAGACCCTCAGGATATTCAGTATAGCAATAGAAGTGAAAGTCAAACTTTTCAGGATCAGTATGACGCTTTGCCATATTCTTTAGCTTGTTTACAAAGTGAGGTCCGTACTTTGTTCCCCATTTGCAACAGACATAATTTACTCTTAACTTTCCCATAAAGTAAGTAGTGCCTCATCTTTTAAATCTTTTATTTTGATTTGTTTCTTTGCTTTAGGATCGGGTGTATTATCAACGTTAAATAGACAGATCTTAGCTTCAGGTCTGTATGTAAAAGGTTCAATATCATCTGGATACTTCATTCCTCTGTTATAGCTGTATACCCAATCGTAAGGAATGTTCTTCCAAAAGTCACGCTGTCTCCAATAGTGATAATTATCAGATCCTTTATAGAATGTTGTAAAAACCATTTCATCATTAAGTAATACATCGTGGTAAATGTGTTTGGTTTGTTCTCCGTTCCAAAGCATCATACTTGAATTATAGAAGGTGCCTCTCATCTCTATAAACAATCTTTCGTGCTTTTGTTTTTCAGGTTGCCACTGAACGTGTATCATTCTAGGTTTATTTGCTAAAGCATCAATGTCATCTATATTGTTTTGAATGATAACGTCTAAATCAAAATAGCACCATTTCCCCTCATAACCTAGCCACTCTTGTGAGTTGAATACTAAGAATTTAGCTCGGTCCCAACAATATCCTTCTAACCCAAACCAATATTTAGGATGAAGTACACCATCATCAGGTATAGGATGTGTGTCACATACCAATCCATCTGGGTCATCTGTGTAACAGGTAAACGTAAAAGGTTTCGTATAGTTTTTTTCAACCATACGGTATAGGTTGTTTACGTATTCTGGGGAATACTTATTGCCCCATTTTATACATACGAAGTTCATCATAATATTCTTCAACTAAATTTGGGAAGTCTGCTTGTCCGTTCAACAGTGCTATAGTAGAATCAGGTTGATATTTTGCTCCGTCAAATTTAAAGGAGTATATTTCACCTCTTGGCCAATGTTCAAAGGTGAAATTTTCGTGGAATAAAAATCTATCATCACCTGCATACTTTACCATATAATAATCTTGATCTTGTTTCCAATAATCATATATATGCCTTGCATCTTCCCACAACATCACACTGGAATTGTAATTACTAAGATAATTATAAGACCAACGCTCATCTTTGTGATAAGGAAAGTCCAATGGTTTCCAATAAGTATAACAAATCATAGGATGTTTGTCAAGATAATCAAACAAAGGATCTAAATCTTTTTGTATTGCAATGTCTAGATCTAAGTATAGAGTTTTGCCAAAATTGTATTGAAATAATTTGACTTTCTCCCAATGGCCCTCAGGTTCACCGTCAATTGGTATAGTATAAATATCGGAATATAGTCCATCGGGGTTGTCAGTTACACAAACATAATTGTATTTGTTATCGGTACACTCAACAATGCGGTTAACATCACTTGATGTATACTTAGTTCCGTATTTCAATGTCAAAATAGTTTTCATCACAAGTCCGAAATGTTATAAATAAAAAGAACACTAATACTTATAAGACATTTATATGGCTACTGTAAATAATCTAGTAATAGATCAAGGCACAACCTTTTCGTTTACATTCAACTTAACGAATGTTGACGGATCTGCTAAAGATTTAACTAATTACACGATAGCTGCACAAATAAGAAAAAGTTATTATACTTCTACTAAGGTAGATTTTTACACAGATACTGTAGACTCAGAAGGTGAAATTACCATTAGTTTAACATCAACACAAACATCGAACCTAAAAGCAGGTCGTTATGTGTATGACATTGAAATTGATGACACTACAGAAACTATTAGAGTATTGGAAGGTATTATAACAGTAACTCCAGAGGTAACACGATAATGGCAGTTAAAGTAGCTCTACGCTCTACAAATACAAGAGTACCAAAAGTTGTTACTTCTACTAGTAGAACAACAACTGCTACAAGATTAGAAGGTCTATCAGATGTAGATCTAACAGGTGTGCAAGACGGATATACATTTACTTATAATGAAACAACAGATAGATGGGAAGCAACTCCTGTGTCTGGATTAGCAATAGATTCAACAAGCATCCAAAGCTTGGACGGCGGTACATATTAATATTAACTAAAAAAAGAAAAAAAAGGAGTCATTAAATGGCAACTATTATTCAAATCAAACGTTCTTCTGGTTCAACTGCTCCTACTACGAGTGATTTAGCAGAAGGCGAATTAGCATATGCACAGGACCAAAGTGGTTCAGGTGCTGCAGCTAAGCTTTACATCGAGTCTTTAGACTCTGACGGTACTACCCCCCTTATTCACACAATTGGCGGTAAGTATTACACGGATGCTGTAGATGCAGCAACTGATTCAAACACAGCAAGCACTATTGTAAAGCGTGATGCTTCTGGTGACTTCAGCGCAGGCGCCATTACTTTTGGTGACTTAAACGACGGTACTATTACAATCGGCGGCTTCGTAGATGAAGACAATATGGCATCTGACAGTGCCACTCTTGTACCTACTCAGCAGTCTGTTAAAGCATACGTAGATTCACAGGTTGGTGGTGTTTCTTCTAATATTAACTTAGTAGGTGATAGTGGTACGGATACTTATAGCACTGGTAATACACTGACCTTTACAGGTGGCACAGGTGTAGCTACTACTGTTTCTGATGACGAAATTACTTTTGCTATCGGTCAGGCAGTTGGTACAGGTGACAGCGTTACTTTCGCAGCTGTTACTGCTGATTTAACAGGTGATGTAACTGGTAACGCAGACACTGCAACAGCACTAGCAACTGCTCGCACTATTGGTGGTGTTTCATTTGACGGTACTGCAAACATCAGCCTTCCCGGTGTAGACACTACTGGTAACCAAGACACTTCAGGTAACGCTGCTACAGCAACTGCACTTGAAACTGCACGTACAATCAACGGTGTTTCATTTGACGGCACTGCTAACATTACTACATTGACAGCAGGCACCGGTGTTACTGTTTCAGGTACTGAGGTTGCAATTGGTCAGGCAGTAGGTACAGGCGACAATGTAACATTTAACGACATTTCTGCAGGCGGCAACGTAACTGTAACTGGTAACCTGACTGTAAACGGTACAACTACTACTGTTGCTACAACTAACACTGTAGTTTCTGATACACTGTTGGAACTTGGTAACGGCACATCTTCAGCTGCTAACGATTCAGGTATTGTTATTGAACGTGGTAGCACAGGCGACAACGCTTTCATGGGTTGGGACGAGTCAGCAGACAAGTTCACCATGGGTACTACTACTGCTACTGGTTCTTCTACAGGTGACCTTACAATCACTGTTGGTACTTTGGTTGCTAACATTGAAGGTAACGTAACTGGTAACATAACAGGTGACGTAACTGGTTCACTCTCTGGTGGTACTGTTTCCGGACTGTCAGCTGCTATTGGTGTAGCAGACGGTGGTACTGGTGCAGGTACTTTCACTAGCAACGGTATTATTTACGGCAACGGAACTGGCGCACTTCAGGCTACTGCTGCAGGTACTGATGGTTACATCTTGTACTCAAACAGTGGTACTCCTGATTGGACTAACACTCTTGACGGCGGCTCTTACTAATTAATTATTAAATTTTTTGAGGATACATAATGCAAACTGGAAATCCAATTAATGAAGATCTAGTTAATGAATATATTAATATGTTAGCTAAAAAATATAATGAAGCTACTTTAGAAGTAATCACTTTACAAGCTAGAAGTTCTTATG